GGGTCTTTCCGGCTCTTCGTTTTTTTTTTTTTTTTTTTTTTATAAAACATTAATATAATAACTTTAAAAACAAAAGAAAACGCGCAAACGAAGAAATTTGTGAAAACATTTAAAGCACATACACTAACGATGTGTTTTAAGCACCGCACTTGAAGAGTGAGTGTTTATTGACTGAACCTTAATAACCTACATCTCCCTTTGGGAGTTCGGTTTGAGCATTAAGGACCTGTATCAAATGAAGACAGGGGACCATCAATAAATCGAATGTGCAGAAGGCACATCCCAAAGAAAGTTGTATTATTAGTACAATCTCTAAAGAGGTGGGGGAGGTTGAATGGATTGGTAAGATCGATAAAATTCAAAATCAGGTAATGAAATTACATATCCATAAGAGAAATCATCACCAATAGCACGTGACACAAGAAGTGTATCAGTAGCATCGTGACGAACAATAACAGCGTGTGGAATAGCGTTGTTATTGGCAGTAACAGAATTTGCTGGAGTGTTGCGAACACAATGATAAGGTTGATAATATGGAATATGAAAGTCCATAATACCTTCCAAATCAGTTGGAACAGGAATATGTCTACCACAATTAACAATAGTATTATTATTGATAAGTGGTAAATGATTACTGAAACGTGTTGTTCCATCAGCGTAGAACGGTAGTGAAGTCATTGCACCGAACAACATCTTACGAGAACGTTCAGACATTATTCGAATGTGCATTGATCCACGACGGAAACAAAAAAGACTTGAAATATAATCAAGCTTATCAATGAATCGTTCCAAACCAGTAAATTCAGCATATAGATTAATAAAGGGGCGAATGGAGGTAACAGTAGTACCATCCGCAGCGATATTGGCAGGAGCTGCATCCTGAACACGAGTTGGTGCGGTAAATTGCGTAGCAATTTGTCGCAATGATATAATAGCTTCACCACTACAGGTTGAATACGCTTTTAAATTATTTTTATTAGCATCCAAATTAGTAGCAGTTACAATATTATAAGCAACCGTATCAGAAGAAGAAGGGAGGTTTGTTTCAGCATATGTACCAGAAAGAGAAATTGGTACACGTTCGGTATATTCATCATCCTCATCAATACGACGAGAAGAAGAACGAGCGGGCATAATAGGTAAATCCGCCATACCAAAGAATCGTGAATCCGTCATAAAAGATTCAACGATACCATAAACAGTTGGTGTGACTACGTCACTAGTTACATGTAATGGTGCTTCCAATAAGATAAAGAAAGTACCAAGACTATTGTTAGAATTTGCAATAGCAGGTGGAACATTTGGTTCACTATAATTAGCAGTAGAGCACTGTAAAAATAGTCGATTTGTTACTTCCGGAAATTTGACTTGATGGGAAGTATTTGAACCAAAATTGACAACAATAGAATTTGAATCATCAATTGATAATCCAGCAATGGAACCAGTAAAATGAGAAGGAGCAATCACAAAACGCAATTTTGAATTTTGAAAAGAATTACAAAATATGTGTATATTGAAAACAATAGATGCCAACCAATTACGGAAAAGAGCTGCAATAAAAGCCTGATGCGTTAAGCGCCAGGGTGATGCAGTGCCACCAGAACCAGGGGGTAATGGAGTATCACAACCCATAAACGGATTTACGGGAGTGGAATATAAAACAGTTCGGAAAGGGGTAGAAGTAGAATATGAAAATGTTCCAATTAAATTTGGACGCCGAACTATTTTAGCAATAGCCATATCATCAGTATTAGAACCAAAGGCACCGTCCAAATGTTCAACTTTGTTAAGCATTTGAACACCAAAGGTATGTGTAGTATGTGTATTATCACAATTAATATGTGAAGAAAGTGGATCCAGTTTAACAACTTTTGTTGGTTCTTCATTATTTGGACGAGAAAATCCAAATGCAGAAAAAATACCAGATGCAAGATTAGCAATAGGAGCAATAGTGGAAGCTATCGATCCAATAACAGGAATTCCTGAAAGTGTTGAAGCAACATTTCCAATCATTCCCGTTATACCGGATAAACCACCAGAAGTAGCACGTGCCTCCGTAAGAGAACGCGATTCTGGTACGCGGTTTCGATATTCTTGCAACATTGTTTCTTCTTCTTTCGATAGAGCAAAAGTATCAAAGAAAGGAGCAGCAGGAGTTGCTTGTGTTAAACTGAATTCAGGATCTTCAGTATCCATTGCAGCATAAGCCACATACGAAATAGGGTGAGAGAGAGGAGAAGTTAACGCCAAAATATAATGTTGAGGAACAGGAAAATTTGTCGTTAAATTCCGATGTGTGTATTGCGATATCCACGGTAACGTCACTTCAACGTTAGGCAATACAGACACAGGAAATACCTGATTTGGAAATTGAGATTGTCTAAGTTGTGTAGTAAGTAAAGTTAAAAGAAAGGCGGCATCAATGTCAGGAGCCTGAATGATACGAACACCACCAGAAGTAGTGGGAGTAATAGAATACAGTATACGAAGTTTAATAGGGCACCGTAGAAAGGTAAAACCCTTAAGTTTTTCACGAACAGATTGTAATTGTAACAACATATCCAATAATGGAAGATTTAAAACGATGTCACCACCATTACCACCGGCCGGTATAGTACCTTGAGCGATAAGTCGGTAACGTCCCAGAAAATCTTTAACAGTATGATCGCGTTCTTCAACAGCGACATTTGTTATTTCAGAGGACAAAGTTGTAACAGATGGAATAGTTAACGTTTCAAGTTCAGTTTGATCTTGAATCGTCATAACCTGTTGTGAAGTATTTACTAATTCGGGAGAAGCCGAATCAATAAGTGGAGTTGATTTAGAACCATCGGAAGTGCTAAGAGATAAAGTAGGTGAAAGAATTTCTGTAATTCTATTATATGATTATAAAGCGAATTAATTTTATAAAAAGTTTGAGTGATCCCTATTATTTATTGACCGGATCGAACTAAATAGTTCTGTCAATTATTTGTCACAAGCAATAGACTTGCGCAAAAGATGATAATCAAGTTTAATAGCAGGTTTATAGCCGAGACGAGTCAAAACAGGCATAATACGTTTGTTCCACAATTGATCGTAAACATCAAATGAATGAAAAGATAATTCTTTTTTAATTGCATCTGCATTTACGAATAATTGTGTAAGTTTGGCATTATATTGTTTTTCCTTATCCCAGTTCAAAACCTCCAACCAAACATTGGCTTCGAGAGGAGCAAAAACATAAGAAAGAGAAGAGTCATATAAGAAAGAGCGTTTTAAAATTGAAATATCAACAATAGGCCTATATTGTGTCAATTCAGTTTTAGTTTCAGATGTGTAAGTGTGACCAGTAATTTTCATAATTTCCGTTAAATCCAATGGATTTATTTGTGACATAAAATAATCAGAACAGACTATAATATTATCATCACCGTAAACAGCAGAAAAATAGTGGTCGGAAATATCATAAGGCACTCGCCCGTACTTGTGCATAAAACAATACATAATAGAAGTATCTAAAAGAGCTAAATTATATATTGTATTTATAACAGAAGTCCAGGGATTACCAGATGGTTGAGAATGATTTAATTGATAAATAATCCCCTTATGAACGTGTAAAGAATCAACCAAACACGTCCAAAGTGAATACATTATCAAAAAATCATTTGAATTTTTATCAACATTTCCAATTTGTATGATAGCCTCA